GCAGAATCATCCGAGCCTCTTCCCTTCCTCGCCGTTGCTAAATGCGCCGGTCGACTCGTCACAGAGATAGCCGCGCAGCTTCCCCCTGGAGTCCGCAGCGGTCCACGAAGCGGCGTGCGCCGTCTCGTCGCCAAGGATGAAGGTCGTCGAATAGAGCCGCCATACATCGATGGCGTCCCAGGTGACTTGGAACTTTCCGGGGTTGACCGCGAAGCGCTGGATGCGCAAAGGCCGACCGACCCACCCGTTCGCGCCGCCTCCCTCGATCGTCGTCACGCGAACGATGTCGCCCAACTCGTTCTTGAGCCCCTTGACCGTGGTGGCCAGACGGACCGGCGTCGGCGGTTCCTTGTAATATTTCATCCGGCGGCGCGCGATATCCTCCGCGACCGCATCATCACGCACGCCCCACAATTCGAGCCGCGGGCCGCGCCGCGTCTCGCGGAGCAGCGCGATCGACTCGGCGTCCTTGACCGTCTTCTCCTTCAGCCACTCGGCGGCCTGGTAGCCGCCAGTCGACGTCTGAATTGTGGTGGTCGCGTAGCGCCGCCCCCATACGAACTCAATCTCGTTCTCGACCTTCTCCGTCTCGGCCTCGACATCCATCGACGCCTTGAGAATGTCATCGACCTGGGTGTAGAGGTTCGCGTTGTCGACCAGGGCGACGGACTCGTCAAAGATGGTCACGAAGAATTGCGAGTGCCGGTTGAACCCGCACTGGCAATCGCACGACAGGTTCAACTGCGCTAGGGCCTCGTTCAGCAGGACGGAACGGCTCGTGGTGGCCCCGAACATAATGGCTCCGGGGTAGCCGCCGGCCAGGCGCCGCTGGTGAACCGCGCGCATCCGATCGAAGCTGGCAAGATCGATCTGGGCCTTCTGCTGTCCAACGGGGTCGAGGCCCGCGGCCCAGATCGGCTCGGTAAGCCACCCGCCGCTCTGCCATTCCTGGAACACGAAGTTGACAGCAAAGTGCTTATAGATGTCCGCGAGCTGGTCGATGAGCGCGCCGGTCCCGTCGGCCGCGAACTCGATGCCCTCGATGTTTACGGTGATCGGCGCGGTGCCGTCCAGATGGTGTTGGACGATCGGGCCGACTGTTGGCTCGACAACGGAGTCTGCCACCAGGAAGATGCTCGCGTAGCGCCGACTGTTGTATTCGACATAGAGCTTGGGCGTGCCGAACCGATCATGGAATGCCTTGTAGCCCGGAACGAGCCACGTCTGCTCCGGCCGGTCAAGCTCGTCGGCCGGCGCGGTCGGCTGACGCACGCCGCCCAGATACCAACCGAGGATCTTCCTGACCGCGTGACCGGCAATGACGAACTCGTGGAACGACGAGGACCCGATCGTCCGCTTGCCGACGTAAATGACCGGCACGATGCCGCGGCCGGAATCGATCTTGATCTTGGTCCCAGCCGCGTGCGGGTCGCCCTCGAAGTGGACGTTGTTGCCAGGCGGACTCGACTGCGGCGCTCGCGGCGGCCGCATGTCGTCGTCCCACTGGTTCTTCGCGCCCTGCGGGCCGAGCCCGACGAGAAGCTGCTGCGGCCCGTCGACTGTTCGCCCGTAGACCCGGCTGGTGGCGGCCGGCGGGCCGCCCGGCAGGTGGACGCCGTTATACCACCACGCCTCGCGCTGCTGCTCGCCGACGTTGTTCCACTTGATCCTGATGTATCGGTTCGGCCCCCATTCCTGCGGGGAAGGGCCGTTGGTGATAAGCACCTGGCCCCATATGAATTCCTGATAATGGTTGTTATCCTCAGCCGGGTTCGTCGGGTCGACCCCGTCGGCGCCGCTCGTGCCGTAGAAGCCCTTGAAGCCGGTCGGCAGTATCGCGTTCCAATACTGACGCGCGAGATCCATCTTGCCCCAGGTGCTCATGTTGGCCCCGGTGTAGCCGGGAACAACGGCTTTGAGCGCTGGGTCCGCCACGTTCTGCTCGTCAACCACGAGCAAGTCGGGGCTGTCGTATGGGATGTTGTTGTGAAGGAACCAATTCCCGAGCGTCAGTGCGTATGACCCGGCCCCGCGCAGCGCCGTGACCGTGTAGAGGTAGGTCGTGGTTCCGGGCTCGCCTACGATCTCGTAGGTCACGTTCTCACTCCACTGCACATCGGACACGGTGACCTCGGTGATCGCCTCGTCGGAGAGCTTGCCGTAGCAGATCGGCACTGGCAGCCCGGACACGGACTCAGGCAGGTCCGGGAAGTCCTCGCGCGTGAATTTGCGGCTCGGGATCTCCTTCTGCGTCGCGCCGCCACCGATGAGCGACGAGAGCTGGTCGCGCGCCACGAACTCAAAGTGCAGCGGCGACCGCGGCCGGTAGTCACGAATAACGCCGCGCACCAGCAGGTATGGCGTGAGCAGGCCACGCCGGCTCTCGTCGTCAATCAGCCGAATGATGACCATCCGGTTCTGGAAAACCTTGGCGAACTTGCTATCCAGGAGTGTCCGGATCAGCCGGTCCGTATCGGCGACGACGAACGTGAACTCCGTGCTCTCGAAGATGCCGCGCTCGTCGGACAGGCCGCGGCCAACGTCGCCCCACGACACGACGCGCCCTTCCTTGTAACCCCCGTAGTAGCTGCCAGGGTCAGCGAGGTCGACCGAGGACCACAAGTAGTTCTTCGCGGCACCAAGGGCGTCGACGTGATACAGCTCCACCCATTGCAGCCCGATCTTGCCGTCGCCCAGGTTGCTGATATCGAGCGGCGACGCGTTGACGGTCCACGTGAACGGAACGCTCGACGCCTCGAACGGGTCCTGCGCGCTCTTGACGAAGCAGGTGGACCCGTAATCGCCGTTGGCGTAACCGGCGATCGTGCCGGTCACGCGGCTCGTGGTCGAGTCCATCGTCAAGCCAGGCGGCAGTCCGGCGGCCGTGAAGCTCAAGCCGCCGATGTGGAACTGGTTGATGCGCTTCCGCTTGATTTGCGGCGGGCCGAGGTTGGGGAGATAGGCCATCTCACTACGCCTCGGGGTCGATGATCAGAGTGTTCACGACATCCCCAGCGTTGTTTGTCCGGTTCAGCGCGGTGGACTTCGTCGGGGTCGGGCGGTAGCGGAGTCGGCGCGTCTTCTTTATCTGCTTAGCGCTCTGGCTCGGATGCTGGAGAGCCGCCGGTGCTGACTGCGTCGCCAGCACGATGTAGCTAACGTGCCGAGCGACCCCGTCGGTCGCCGTCCAGTTCAGCGTGAAACCGTCAGAGTCGAAGGACGCGAGGTCGGCCGCGCCATTAACAACCAGGCTGTTCGGCTCGATCAGCTTGATGACCTTCGTCTGGTCGAGGTCCGAGTCTGCGACGCTCGGGCTCTGCCCGTCGTCGCCGAACCAGCAGCATGCGCGCTCCGTCGGCCCGGACGCGGCCCCGAGGGAGATGGACGCCTTTGACGTGTTGACGCCGGAGGCGTTGTTCGTGTTCGCGCTCACCAAGATCAGCGCCCCAGGCTTAAAGCCAAGGCCGGTGATCGCCTGGACGCCAATGCCGCTCGGCTGCTGGAGCGTGCCGACCTTCGCATAGGTCTCCCCGCCGATGGCGACCCACGCGAAATGGTGCGTCCCGAGAGTCGCCGAGAAGTTCACGGTGAACCCGTTCGACTTCAACGCCTGCATGACGGCCTTTACGCCGGGGGTCGTAGCGCCTTCGTTCGGCGTGCCCATGTAGGCGATGCACGCGTCGTTGAACCAGACTCGCGCGGAGTCCGACGGCGTCCGGTTGTCGCGGATGCGCCAATGGCAGCACCGGTCCTTGCCCGGCCCGGCCGAGAAGCCGATGAACCCCGGAGAGTCGCCGTTCGCCGAGTCCGACGGGGCGGCCGTCGTCAAGCCGGAACTCAGAAACAGGACGTAGGACGGGGCGAAGGTCAGCGTCGACACGCTCACCGGGCCAGGGCTGGCGGGCGCCTGGAACGTGCCGACGTCGAAGTTGACGCCGCTGAAGGCAAGGACCATGAACAGACGCACGATCGCGTCGGCGCTCTGGAAGAGAAGCGTGAAGCCGTCGGGGTCGAACGACTGTATGTCGGCCTGCACCAGGTCCGTCAGTGTGACGGTCGAGATGTTCCAGAGGCGCGAGAACCGCTTCCAGGCGACGTTCGACGGCGACACGTTGTCCGGGGCGATGATGAAGATGTCCCGGCCGGCGCCGTCGCTGGCCCCGGCGGCGAGCACCGCGTCGGTATGACTGCCGTCCGCGGTGCGGTTGTTGCCGAAGCCGAAGACGCCGGTCGGCTGGAACCCGAACCCGGTATAAGCCTGCGTGCCTATCGAGGTCCTTTGCGTGATCGACTTCAGTTTGAACTTGGCTGGCATGATGGAGGGTCCTTATGGGTCGTAGCGCACGAGCAGCGACACGCCGGTATTAGTGCCGCCCGGCACTGGCCCGCCCTTGGCGAGCGAAGTCGTCGTATTCGTCCCGGCGAACCCGAGGCCGAGCGGGTAGTATTCGTGGGTCGTCCCGTAGACGGTGACAAGAAGCGTCACGTTCACTGGCATCGACGTCACGATGTAACCGAGCTGGTTGAGGCCGGCCGGCTTGAAGGTGTTGTGGGCGTGATACTGCGGGAACACGCCGACGTTCGCACCGTCGGCCCCGTTGCCGATGCGCGGCGCCAGTATCCCGAAGTCGGTCTCGACACCGGCGCCACCGATCGTCCCGTTCCAGTATTCCTGGAAGTCGCCCTGGTTTGAGTCATACCAGGAGATGTAGGCGCCGCCGGCGATGCGCGCCCCGAGCGAGTTGACCTCGCGCTCGACGCTGACGAAGAACGTATTAGCCACGAGACCGGGAGCGGAGTTCGGGTTGTAGAACGCCCAGGCGATCGTGAAACGGTCAAGCTCGCCGGAGAAGAGATGGAAATGATTCCCGGTCGCCGATCCGCTCGCCCTGACCTGCCGCCTCGCGCTCGGCGCGCCAGTCAGGGCTCCGCTGCCGTTGGACCCGCTGCTGACTTGGAGCCAGACGGCGGGGTTCGTCGCCGCGTTGCCGGTGCCGTATTCGATCTTGAAGAAAATCGGCGCAGCCGCCTGGTGGGTGTCGGCGAACCGCCAGATCTCGTAGCCAGCCACGGTGTTGGCGGCCACCGGCTTGGTGACCGTGGTCAGGTTGATCTGGCCGGTGTCGGCGGTCTGCACGAGCCCCATCGCGGCGAGCGCGTCGTGGATAGCCTGCGCAAAGGCGCGGAACTCCGTGTCGTTGTTAACCAGCGCGGGCAGGTCGTTTCGGACGTTTCGATAGGCCATTGGTTGAACCTCAGTCCCAGCGGATGGCGAACGACGTGTTCAGCGTGCCGCGCGACGCGTTCGCGTTCGCCGTGGTGGTGACGAACGTGCTGCCGAGCGTCCGAAAGGTGTGCGCGGCGCCGTAGACGGTCACCGGGATCTCCGAGTTGACCGCGATCGCAGAGACGCTGTATCCCATCTGGTTCAGGCCGAACGGGAGGAATACCCCGTTGGCGTGATACTGCGGGTAGAGGGAGACGTCGGCTCCGCTCGTGCCGTTGCCGATGCCGGGAGCGTGGATGCCAGGGTCGTCTTCGAGGCCGAGGCCGCCGGCAGCGCGCGAGAAGTATTCCTGCATGATCTCGTCGCCGAGATCGTCGGTCCCGGAATTCCCGGACACCGTGATGTAGACGCCGGTCCCGACGTCGTTCCCGTTGATGTCCTTCTCGCGCTCGATGCTGAAGAAAATCACGTTGGCCGCGGCCTGGTTGCCGAGCGAGTCGTAGAACCAGAGCGCGACCGTCAGGCGGTTCGTGTCGCCGGAGAACGCACAGAGGGCGGTGTTGGTGTTGTTAAGCTCCTGGCCGCACTGGTTGCGGGTTGACTTCGCGCCGATCAGGTTGCCGGCGCCGTCGGTCGCGACACCGACCTGAACCCAGATGGCTGCGCGCGTCGACCCGCCGGAGGTCCCGTATTCCAGCTTGATGTAGATCGGGTTGGCCGTCTGGAGCGAGTCGGCGAACCGCCAGATCTCGTAGCCTGCGACAGTGTTTGCTAGGGTCGGCTTGAGGACGGTCGTCCAGTCGATCTGCCCCGTGTCGAGGGTCCGCACGAGGCCCATGTTGGTCAACTCGGTGCGGATGGTCGATCCCCAGGTGCGAAACTCCGCGTCAGTCGTAAACCCCATCGGCAGGGTGCTGACGATGTTCTTGTAGGCCATTTAGAGCACCAATCCCCTACTCACCTCGCGCCATGCGAGGTCGAGCATGTTGACGTTCTTGAACTCGCGCTTGTCCACGCGGCGCATCTCGGCCCAGCGGACGAGCATCGCTGGGTCGGTCGCCGGGTCCGGAACAATGAGCGTCGACAACACGCGGCCCTTGCACGCATCCCACCACTCTCGGATGGCGGTGAGCCCGGCGTCCGAAGTCTCAACCTCGCCCGCGAGGGTCCTGACCTTGACGCCAAGGTCGTAGATCGTCGAGACGTAGTAGTCAGTCTCGTGCTCGATGAGCGTCCGCTCGATCCCCTCCTGAAAGCCCCACGAAATGTTGTGAACCAGCGACCGCTTCGTGCCGCCGAACCACACATCGCCAATCGCCACGTTCGCGGCATTCGCGCCAACCACAATCAGCCGCCAGTAGCGGTAGGTCCTGCTGCCGATGCCCGTCAGATCCTTCCAAGGGTTCGGCCGGAAGCCATCCTTATCCGCTGCACCGATGGTGATCAGTTCGTTGAGTGGCGGCGTGGCCCAGCTGTCCGCAGAGTTGCCCTGAAGCCGAACTTCAAGACCAGCGGTCAGGTTGTGGTTGATGATCGCGAACACGTCCACCTGCTTCGCGGTCCCAAAGTCGAAGACAATGTTTCCGGTCGTCGCCGTGAACTTAAACGGCTTGGCAGGATTGCTGTCGAACAGATTGGCAATCGGGTAAGCGGTGTCCGCCGTCGACGGCGTTGCCACCGTGCCGGGCACGGCAATGTTGTCTGATGGCCACTGGTAAAGGAGCCTCGCCATCGTTACCTCGTCGCGATGCCGAGCGCCAACTGCATGCGCGTGCGACCGCCGCTCTTATTGCCCTCGATCCAGTCGATGAAGATCGGGCCGATCTCGTCGTAGACCATCTGCCGAATGGTGTCGACGGTGGCAATCGGCGTGGTGAGGTTGAACGTCACACCGCCGCCAGCCCCGGCTTTTGTCCCGAACCCAACCCGCTGCATCGCTTGTGCGAGGGCGGACACGATCGTGTTGGCGTCACCGACGATCTCAGGGCTGCGCTCGGCGATCACACGCATGGCGGGTTTCGTATACACGCCACCGCCAGCGGCGCCGTATATCTTCGCGGCGCGGTCCCAATCGCCAGGGTTGGACCGCATGAACGCCTCAAGCTCTTGCCACTTGTCGCGCTTCGCGGCGATGTAGGCGAGGACCCGGTTGCGGCTTTCGGTCTGCCGGATCTCGCGGTTCTCGTCGCTCGTATCACCGCGGCGATGTGCCTCTTCGGCCTCGCGGATGCGGTCGGACTCGGAGCGGGAACCACCACCCGACGACCCTCCACCGCCGGACGGCGGCGAAGGCGCATTCTCCACGTCGTAGCGAACGGGAATGATGATCGGCTGACCCAGCTCGTCGCGCCCAACTTCGATCACTCGCCAGGTTTCCTGCGCTTCCGCCTGGATGCGATCGAATCCGGCGACAGAGGCAGCAGTCATGCTTTGTTGCGCGGCCTTCGCCTGATCCATGACCCGGCGGATTTCCTCGATGACCCGCCGCACGGCGTCGCCGCCCTGCTTCTCCGCGCGCCACAGCCGGTCCGCGATCTCAAGGGCCTCCTCTCCAGACCTGCCCATCGCGATGTAGGCGTCGCGGATGGCGATGACCGTCGCCGCCCCGGCCTCGTTGCCCTTCCACGCGCCCTGCGCGGCCTCCTGGACTTCTTTCATTTGCTCCGGGCTGAGCGCGTCAAGGAGCCCCTGCCGAAAGGCGCCGGCAACCTCGCGGCCCTCGCGTTCGGCCTTGTCTGGGCCGCCAAAAAGGTCCTTGAAGAAGCCGCCAACCTTTCCGAGGGCGTCCTTGACCCAGCCGGCGATCTTCGCGGCGGCCGGGCCGAGCAGCGACCCGAGCGCCGCGCCAACCGGGCCAGCGAACATTCCGATCATCGAGGACACGTTCATGCCGAGACCGCTGAGAATTTGCGGAGAGAACTTGTTGAACAGGTCCGTGATGGCCTTTTGTCCGAAGTCCGCACCAAGCCCGGACACCATTGCCTGGATGCCGCCGGCCAACCCGCCGCCACCAGTCAGGGCCTTCTGAATGAGACCGGGCAGCCCCGAGAGCGCGTCGCGGAAGAAACCGACGTAACTCCCGGTTGCGGACTGCATGTGCCCGATCTCGGCGTTGTGGGCTTGGCGCGCAGCGGCCATCTTTTGCGCGGTTTCCTGCTCGATGGCCGCCATCGCCTCTTTGTAGAAGGCGCCGTATTTATCGAGCTTCGCTTTCTTCTCATCGGCCTCCCGCTGAATCTGGAAGAGCTGGAAGTCGATCGCGGACATCGTCATGCGGGCGCGCTCTTCCTCGGCGTTGCGCGTCGCCGACGTCCACGATTCGAGATTCGATTGCATCGCGGCGACGGAACGCTTGTGCGCTTCCTCAGCCTGCTTGGAGATCTCTTCGGAGATGCGAGCGGCTTCCTTCGCCATCTCCTTGTTGTTCTCAGAGAGCCATTCGGCGATGCGAATCTTCGTGAGACGTTCGAGACCTTGACGAATTGCCTCGGGCACCTTCGTGCCCGTGACGCCGAACTTCTCCATCTCGCGACGGGCATCGTCGAGCTTCGTGCCGAACTCCCTCAAGAAGTCGGCATCGGACAGCGTCTTCAACCCGCGAGCGACGTCGCGGCTCAAGAGCGTGATGTTCTTATTGAAGTTCTTCGCGGCGTTGTCGGCGACGGTGAACGAACTGCCAAGTCCATCGACGGGCGGCTTCGCGCCGCGAGCGGCGGTCGCTACTTCCTCAGTTGCCGTTTTGGTCGTGCGGAGATTCGCGGAGGCCGCGCCGAGCACGGCGTGGATACCGCTCATCGTCTTGCCAAACGCGTCGTTTCCGGCCGCCGCGGCTTCCGCGCCTTTGCGGGCGTTCCAGAACTCGTTCGTCAACGTCCGCATGAAAGCGACGTTTTCCCGGCCGGCCTGCGCCCACTTGGCGAGCGTCCCGGTCGGGTCCGCTTTCGCGGCGATCTCCAGCACCTTAACGGTGCCTTCGGCAACCTTCGTGATCGTTTCGAGAATGATGGCCGCGATGCCAATGACACCGGTGCGCAGGAATTGGAAGGTCTGATACGTGCCTTGGACGACCGTCACGGCTGTCTGGCCGAACGACAGCAGGCCGGCAGCCAGGGATCGCACCGTCGCCTGCGAGTCGTTGCCGAAGGCGCCAGCGACCGAGGTCTTGAAGGACTCCATCGCCTTCTGCACACCCTCGGAGCCCATCGCCTCGTTGATCAGGCCGAGGCCATCGCGGACGATCTCGAAAAATGGCTTGAACGTGTCGGCGAGAAGGATGCTGACCGTGTCCTTGAAGGTCGACACGACACCCTGCCAGGTGCCGGCCTGCTGCTCCATCGCGCCGTTGAATTTGCCGAGGGAATCCTGAAAGACCTTAAAGACCTGGCTGGCGCTCGCCCCAGACTTCTGGAGCTTCTCCATCTCGTCGCGCGTGCGCGGCGACAGGACGGCAAGCTCCTGGAGACGCATGGCGGCCTCTCCGAAGGGCTTCCCGCCCTGGAGCATCGCATACATGCGACCGACCCAGAACCCGAGCTGGTCGATCGGCGCGCCCGTCGCCGCCGATGCGTCACCGAGCAGGATGATGTTCTGTTTGGTGTTCAGCGCGGCGCCGCCGAACGTTTCCATCATTCGGCTGGCTTCGATGATTGGACCGGTTTCGAACGGAGTCTTTTTGGCGATCTCGAACAACTCACGCACGTGCGCGCGGGCCTTGTCCGCATCGCCCATCAACGTGGTGAACTGAAGGGTGGTCGTCTCGAGAGTCGCGTTCATCCCGAAGACGGCATCCTTCGCAAACGAAAACGCAGCGCCGACGCCGCGCATGATGGTCTGCGCGGATACAAAGCCGGCGACGGTGCCGGCAGCGGTCGAGAGAGCATTCCCCAGGAGGCTCGTGCTCTGCGCAGTCCTCTTGGTGTTCCCCTCGATCTCAGAGAGGAACTGGTTGATTTGCTTTTGAGCGTCGCCGAGTAGCGCCTTTGCGCGTATCTCGAATTCGACGTTGTTGCCGGCGCCCATCTACCCTTGCCTCTTCTCCCGCTGCCGCTTCAGCGCCTCTCGCTTCCGCCGCTTCTCGATGTCCGTCACCAGTTCCTGGTGCAACGTGGCGACGTAATCAAGTCCGTTCATCAACCAGGCGTCTTGTTCGGCCACACCTCCGGCCGCCGGCAGCGCTACTCGCCGCCAAACGGCCGCGCCTTGTGGTGTGAATTCGAGGTCGTAGCAGTGGACAAACCACCGCATCACGTCCTCAACGTCCCTATCCCTGAGCGATAGGACAGGGCAGACCGTCGTCTCTACACGTTCATCTCGCCAGACGGCCTCTCCGTCGAAACTGCCCCCAGGTCGACAGCCTCGGTCGGCGCAAAGGTTTCGCTCTTTGCACTTCCCGCAATCGGCTCCGGTGTCGGCCCAGGAAGTTCCGGGCGTAGCTCGTCGGAGGTAGTCGCTGAACCGGACAGCGACCGCAACTTTTTTCGCACCTCCTCACCGAACCGGTTGTGCGACCAGATCTGGTTCATCACGTCGATTTTCACGTCCAGTTGTCCGGCCGCCAGATCGTGGAATGCCTCACCGGTTGTCACCGGTGTGCCTTCGTCATCGATCTCGCCTTGAGGCACGCGCACGTATTTCGTGAACGACGCCTGCAGCCACGCGAGCATGTCGTTCTTCCGCTTTTCGATTTCCTCGGCTGGCGCCTCGAAGCCACCCGGCATCGGCCGGGCGTAGGTGAAGTATTCGGATTCGAATGCGAGAAATTCGCCGAGCGTCTGTCGCTTCACTTCGATGTTCACCGACTCGCCTTCAAACAGGACAACAGCCGGCAGCCATCGTTTGACCAGGACTTTGGCCATACAAATGGGTCCTCCTCCAAGTTGGATGTAGGTGTTGCGTTCCGAACTGTCGAAGGTCCGCCGCTCGCGGGGATCGTTCGAACCGCGGCGAAGGTGGCCGCGGTTCGTTCGACGGGGCGACGGTAAAGGATGATGGTTTACCGGTCTTACGCGATCGCGAGTATCAACTCGTCGTTCTCGCCGTCCGCCGATTCGAGAGCCATCCCCTCGAACGCCCAGCGGACTTCGTCCTCGCCATCGCTCGTCTCTGCGGGCTTGAATTCCACCCTCGGAGCGTAGATGGCGACAATGTTGCCCTCCGTGCGACCGTTCTGCCGAAGCACCACGAGGTTCGCACCGGTCTCGGTCTGGTCGTAGATCGCAGTCTCGTCCTCGGCGAACGCATCGAGCTTGATCTTGACTTCGCGTCGATCCTTGCGGAACAACTCGGTCGGCCGATCGGTGCCAGCCTCGCTGTGCCGAACCTCCAGGCCGTTGCTGATCTCGGCGACGAAGTTCGTGTGCTTATAGGCGTTGGCCCCGACGCGAAGATCACCGACCATCCCGGTCGGTGGGTTGCCTCCCACCTCCGTCGCGGCACCCGGAGTCGCCTGGCCAGGGGTGAGCTGTTCCTTCGCTGGACCGTTGGCGGTGAAGCGCGCCGCCTCGGTGCCGTCGAATTCCAGGTTCAGGGAATCGATGCCGGTGCCGAGCAGTTCCCGCTTGAACGCCGGATAGGCGTGCAGGATGTCGAGCGAGATCGCCAAGTCGGTCGTCAGCAGATAGGTGATGCAGCCCTTGACCGCGGCGCCATCGGCAGGGGCTGACGGCAGCGCGGGCGCCCACGTCACGACGTTGCCAACGACCGACGTCAGAAACCGGACGTGCTTGGTGCCGCCAGCCGTGATCAGGACCGCGTCCTTCTTCGCCAAGCCGGCCGCCGAGGCGAGCGTCGCGCCGTTCACCGTGCCGGTGCCGACGCTGACAGTCGTCGACAGGGTCACGTTGCGGACCGACCCGAACCCGGCCTTGAGAACCGGCGAGCATTCCGGCAGCGTGTTGAGCGTGCCGGACGGCCGGATCAGCCCTTCGAGGGTCTTGAGCGACGCGTCGCTGCGCCGATCGAAGCGGTTCACCGGGCCAGGTGACTCCTTGCGCTCGGGCGACGTCACTCGCGCAAACGGGTCCCATCCGAAATTGACATTGATGTGCCGCATGAAATTCGTCGCCGCAAGCACTTCGGCAACGCCATAGACGGCCTCCTCCTTGAGGAAGACCTTCCCCCTACGTCCGCTCTGAATCGACATGTCCTACTCCTCGTCCTGTTCCGGTTCGTCCTGCGGCGGCACAAACGCCGGCTCGGTCGGCCCGATTTCCTCGTAGTGGCCCTCGTCCACGCACCCGTTTTCGATCAGGAACTTGAGCGTCTTGCCGTCGCCGAGGTTGTCATCCATGCCGACCACCTTGCCGGCGCCGATCGACACGCCCCAATCCTGTCCCCTGACCTGCAGATCCACCTTGAACTTGAACATCGCTATGGCTCCCCGTATGTGCGATGGAACCGCGCCTCAAACGGCACGACCACCATCACGACGTCGGTTCCAACACCTACAAACGGCGCGGGTGGCATTAGCCGCAGGTCGTAAAGCAACCCGCCGAGAGTCACGTCAACGGCGTATGCCTTCTCCAGATCCGCCGCCATCTTTTCCCACGCCGCTGCCCGCGCCCGCGGATCCACTACGTCTGCGACATCCATGCGGCCGGTAATCGTGCCGCGCATGGTCTCGCGTATCTGCATCGCCGGATGGAAGTCGCGCTGCGACTCCGGTTCCGGCTCGATCACGTAGAGCGGCAAATCCACACCCGTCGCGATCATCACGTTGAACGTCGGGTCGAGCGTGACGCTCTTCGGGTTGACCACCGGGAAGTGGTAGCTCGCTCCAGTAATCCCTCGCGCGACCGTCGCCATCGCATCGAGCACTGCCAGCCGCTTCGGGTCAGCAGGCATTACCGGAACACCGCCTTGAGCGCCTCGATGATCGCGAGCACCACAGGCGTCAGCCAGGTCACATGCAGCGCGGTCTTCTTCACATGAACCGCGCGTTGCCCGAGCAGGCGATCGACCTTGCTTTCAACCCTGTCGACCTTTGCCTCCAGCCGTCCCATACGGCTCTCAAATTCGCGGGCCGTGATGTATTCCATCTCGTCACCCGAAAATGCTCTTGAGAGCCTTGGCGACAACCCTGCCAAGTTCCCCGAGCGCCCACGGCCGCCGTTCCTCGATCGATCCACTGATGTATCCGGTCCCCTTGATCGCTACTTGCGGCTTGAGCACGAACAGCGGAACCGGCCGGCGATTGCGATTTGCAAACAGCACGTTCTTCCTGAAGAACGCGCCCGTATATCCGAACGCGCGCGGGTTGCTCACCAGTTGGTGCGCCGTAAACCGCGCCATCCCGCCCTGCGTCTTCGCCTCGCCAATCGGGATCGTCAACTTCGACGCCCGCCGTGGCCGGATAATCCCGCCCACTTCGTGAATCCGACCGTGCGGCGCCTTGGTCGAATCCACACCGACGACGACAACCACGTCGCCGTCCCCTACGGCCTGCGCGCGGCTGAACACCGCTCGGCTTAAATTGCCGGTGCGCCGCTTGAGCACCTGGCCTCCGAGCTTGCTCTTGATGTGCGCTTGGACACCGAGGCCGATGCGCCGCATGCCGTCCAACAGCGATGGCTGGAGCAGCTGCGGTCCGTGATCAAGCACCGACTTGAGCCGGCTAACGCTGGACTGATCGAGCTTGATATCCAGCATCAGAGCCTGACCTTCCGATACGCCAGCACCGCGTTCAGGATGTCCTTCGGTGGTTCCGGCACGACGACCGTCGATCGGCCACCTTCGGACACCGAACTCACCAGAAGCAGATTGTTCCCCTGCCGCGTGAACGCGAACTTGACCCAGTCCAGGGCCTCTTGAAACAGCGGCAACGTCGCCGCGTCCTGCGCGCCGAAGCCGGCCGTAAACACCACCTCCGTCGTCAGCGGCCCCGAGTAAAAAGACCCCACTCCCGACTTGAGGTAAAGAACACCAAGCCGAGCATCCACCTCGTAGTTGGCCGGATCGAGTGCCGTTTCCCACGAAGAACTGACATCCTGTCGGCGCCGGACACTCGTGATGGCCACCACCGGGTAATCCCGCAAGGCCAGGGAGTCGGCGCCTTTGGCGTCGCACACCTGAGTGATGCTGCGGGTGACGAACTTTCGACCGGTCAGCAATTCGATCCGTTCGCTGACACCATCCGCCACGTCGGTGATGACCTGGTCCTTGTCGGTCTGCGTGGCGCCCAGATATGCCTTCACCCTCGCGAGCGAAAACATCGTGGTGGCTTTGGTCGGCATCTTCGGCGCCCTATGAACGAAGGGCCGGCAGGCGATATCGCCGCCGGCCCTGGTTCACCCTTCAGTGTTCGGCGAATTACGCCGCGGGGTTGTGACGCGCGAAGCCGCGGATCACGTTCGCGGCATACATTGCGCCCGTGGTTGCGCCCGCGCCGGTGACAACCGCGCGCACCCAGCGCTTGCTGCCCTTGTAGCCGACCGACTGCGGGGTGCTCGCCGCGAGGTTGGCCAGCGTGCCTTCCTGATCAGCCGCCGCAACGTCGGTCCAGGTGCCGTCGGTGCCGTTCGTCGAATCGCTCGACTCCTGGAGTTTCGGCGTGTGGGTGCCGTCCGTGATGGTGCCAACCGAGAAGTCGACCCGAGCGCCCTCGTATCCGGTCAAGTCGACGCCCGCGCCGTTCTGCGCGCCGTTGCCGCGGTTGCCGGCGGGGTTGAGCGACTGCTTCGTGCTGAAGCGGTTCTTCATGTCCTTCATCGGTGTCTCGTTTCTCCACCCGCCACATTCAGTCGACGCCGGTTACGGGTATCGCCGGCCGCCGCCCTCACTACGAGGAAGGAAAAGGAAGGGGCGGGCAACCGCCCGCCCCGGTGAATTACGCGGCGACCTTCTGCTTGACTAGGGCTTCGGCGAGGATCACCTGGCCGCCCACGCGCCGCGTGGTGTAGAACTCGACGAACGGCTTGGCCGAATACGGATCGCGCAGGACCCTGATGCCCAGCCGGTCGACGATCGCGTAACCCGCCTTGAAGTCGCCGAAGAGGATCGGGAAGGCGTTCGCGGCCACCGCCGGCATGTCGATCGCCTCGCGATACGGCTGGCCGAGAATCGTCGGCGGCGCCTTCTCGCCGAGCGCCGGCTGCCAGAGATACTGGCCCTGCGTGTCCTTGAACAGGCGGATCGCCTGCACCGTTCCGCGCCGCATCAGCCAGGTGCCGTTCGCGGCATACGGCTCGGGCAGCGCGTAATACAGCTTGACGATGCCGTCGGCCGTCAGGAGGTTGGCGTCGCCGGAATTCACGATGGCGATGTCCGCGTTCGTGAGCAGGCCCTCGGGCTGCGTCACGCCGTTGCCGCTGACGAACGCCGTGCCCTCGCGCTTGCCGAACCGCTGCTGCACCTTGCGGGAGATCCAGCCCTCGACGTCGAACGTCATGTCGTCGAGCATCTTCTGCGTCGCCCGCGGCTTCGCATACTGCTCGTGCGTCGGGATCTGGTCGAGCGCGAACGTTCCGGTCGTGGTCTCGGGACGATCCTGGCGCTCGGCCACCCAGCCGTCGTCGAAGTTCGTCGAGCCTTCCTTCGGCACGTCGAGCGAATCGCCGACGCCGATCGTCTCGATCGTCGCCAGGGCGCGAACCGGCGAGATCTCGACCAACTTCTCGACGATGCCGGCGCGCACGTTGCGCGGCAGGAGGAATCCGCCATCGGGGTCGGAGTCCGTCGCCAGGGCTTTGAACTGAACCTCGTTCAGACCTTTTTCGCCCTTGCGGAAATAGGTGTTGAACGCGGCCTTGTATTCCCGGTCCTGCGGCGTTTCCTCACGGCCACCGCCATTCGCCGCGGCGAAGTGCCCGCGCTGGAGCTTGACGTCCAGTTCGTCGATGCGCGTGTTGATCGCATCGATCTTGGCCTTGGTCTCACCGAGCATCTCGCCGTATTTCCGCTGCTCCTCGGCGCCGCGGCCTTCGAGAAGGGCCTTCATCGCGTTGAACTCACGGTTCATCGCGTCGATCGCGTCTTTCATCTCCTTCAGTTCCATGTCTCCCTTACTCCTTCGCCGCAGCGGTCAAGCTGCGCATCGTGGTGAGCAGTTGCTGCGCCGAAGACAGCAGCTCCTTCCGTGCTTTTTCGTCGTCCTGGGGTTTCGCACTGGCCAACAGGTCCTGAAGCATCGACACGATGTCGGCCAGCTTTTGGTAATTGGCGGCGCTCAGAACTCGACCCGCCTTCACGTCGGGAAGAACCTGCAGCACCAGATAGGCAAGACGGTCATCAGCGACGCTGGCGAGCGCCGCCTTCACATCCGTCACGCGAGCAAACGTGTTCGCGGGGAACGTGACGAGAGAAACTTCGTGAAGCTTGATCTCGTTCAGCTGCCGGACACCCGCGGTGTAGGTGTCGCCGCCCGGAGGCACCTCGTAACCGATTGACAAGCCGCTCAGCAGACCGTGCTGCAGCCGGATGTAGTCCTCCTTCGCAGCGGCAAGGTCCAACACCAGCCGCCCGTCAACGAGCAGCGCGGTATCGGAGTCCTGGAGCTTGGCTTTGCCGATGGAAACGCGAGTGTCGTGCTGACTCAGAAGAACGACTTCACTGCCGTTCTCTTCGAGCGTCTTCTTGAAGGCGCCCGGCATGACGACATCGCCGTAGTAGTCCTTGACGCCATAAACGCTCGCGCGCCCGGTGAAGCGACCGGGCTGCTCGGCGTCGGCCTTGATGTCGAACCGGAAGGTCTTGGTCAGCGGCGCCACGAAGACGACCCTATGGGTGGGTCGTCAGAGCGTGGCCACGCTTTCTGCTAGGCGGCGGGCTTGCGGCGCAGTTTCATTATTGCCGTGTCATCTTGGCAATCGGCCGCGATCTCGTTAATGGCCTCACGAACGAAGTCGGAGATCGTTTTTCCATTCTGCTCGGCCAGCTGCTGCAGCCGACGCTTCTCGTAAGGCGACACGCGGATCTTGAGAAGTTGCGCGCTCATTCGTCTTCGAGAACGGGTTCGAAATCCCGCTTACACCCCGGATGCCCGATCGGGTTGGCCAGGGCTTCCTCGATCGTCCAGATTTGACCGTGGGCCTTGCGGCAGATTTCGTCGGCGTCGGCGGCATCGTTGTCGATGACCTTGACCTTCTTCACGCCGGCTTGCCGATACCCGAGCACGTTGCCGTAGTTATAGGCGATGGCCGTTTCGGCCCGCGCGATGCGGTCGGCCCGCCAGTCCGCGTAGTCGGTGAACTTATCACGCACCTTCTCGGCGATGAGGTCGCCGATCTGCTGGGTCGTGCCGCCGTCCTTCCCGATGATCGACCGCACCAGGTCCGAGACTTCCGTCCGCGTGGTCTTGTCGAGACTCACGATGCGCTCACCGACGTAACCGGTGAGCTGCTTCTTCACGAACGGGTCGTCGACGTCGAACGCGATCGAGACGCCAGCCCGGAGCATCGCTCGCTTCCCCTGGATCTCCAGGATCTGCATAAAGGACTTGTTCAGCGGCTCGGTGATCGTCTCGTGATACGCCTCCCAATCGAAGCTGTCGACGAGCGCGATCACTTCCGCGGGCGTCAGGGGCATCAGGCGATCTTGCGAAGTTCGCGCTGGAGGTAATTGGCGAGATCGGCGCCCTGATTCTTGAAGTGCCGGCTCATCGCTTTGCGCAGGACGTTCTCTAACCTCGTTTGCCGGGCATTGAAGTTCTGCTCCTTGCTGTCGAGATCATCGAGCACCGCGAGCGCGACCGCCTTGTGCTCGGGAATCATCTCCGGGTCGTTCTGGATTTGTTCACGCAGCCATGACCGCAGCGACGTCACCGTGCCTTCGGGGAACCCCGGCTCCCTTCCGGTGGCACCAGGCGTCGGGTTGAGGATGCTCTCGGGCGTGTCGGCGATGCCCTCGCCGTCGTCATACGTTTCGTAACCGGCCGCGACGCGTTTTTCGTTCGTCGACAGGAACCGCGTGCGATTCAGCTTGTCCCAGACCTTGCCCTGGTCTTCCTGAATGGCGTCGATCTGGTCGCGGTCATAATCCACGAAGATGCGCTCGCCGAAGAGCGGCGCCACGCGCTGGTTGTAGCTATCACGCAGCCGATCGAGCAGCGGAAGGCACGCCTCGTGCCACATCGCCTTGCGCGCTTCGGCCAGGGAGTTGTAAGTCTTGGCGTCGGGAACGCCGATGATCTCGGGCGCCAGGTGGTAGACGCGGCAAATGCGGATCGCCGCGTCCCTCATGCCGTCGAGGAAGTCCAGCTCCATCGGCGTGAGGCCCATCGGCTCCCACTTGATGCCACCTTCGAGGAACATCGGCGTGCCGGCGTTCTTCGCCCCGACGTAACTTTCCTGAATTTCCCTCTTCAGCCGCTCGTAGACGTCGTCGGCAACCGTCGTGGCCGCAACGAGCGCACCCGAGGTTCGGCCGGCGTTGTTCAGGAGGGCGTAGTTCCAGTCCGCGCCGATGTTCTCCGTTTGCCAGGCGCGAATCGCCGCCTGCAGGGGCGACATGCCGTAGAAGTCGTCGACCGGATGGAAGAACTTGTGATGAATGACCGACTTCGGATCGAACGGGTCCTCTTTCTTCCCGTTCACCGTGTATTCATATCCACCAACGATGCCGACCGCTGGGTTGGTCGACGGCATGATGCTGACGCGGTCCGGCCGAAGGTTCCACATCTCGATCGGCCGACCGCGGTTCGGCCCGCCAGTTGGCGCGAGGAATTTCTCGTAAGCGTTGCCCGAGATCAGCCAATACGAGATCAGCTGCTCAACATAATCGCCCTGCGCCTGGCTCTCGTTCGGCCGTTCGAGCAACTTGAGCAGCGGATGATCGGTGATTTCCGTCTGTTCCAAGGCGCGGCGCAGCCGCGGGTAGCGCGCGGTGTCCTGGCTACGGAGGAACGCCTTCTGGTGCGTCGACAGCGACATGATCCGGCGCGCCTTCGACTGGCTCGTGCGGCCGAACTCGTAGACGACCCACGGCACCGTCGCGCACGCCTGGGCGATGGTGCTCACGCATCCGTAGACGGTCGGGTTTCGCAGGTAGCTCACCCGCGCCAACGCCTCGAAGTTGTCGTGATGCACCGGGCTGTTGATGTTCAGCCCGAGCAGAATCATGCGCGAGGCAGGGTTGGCCTTGCGAGAGAACGGCCACATTTTTAGAACTCGGACTCCTTGGCGGTTTCGAGGAAGTGCTTACGTGCGGGCGGCACAACGACCTTCACGGCGTCCATCCGGCCGCCGCACTGCCCGCACGGACGTGGCTCTTTACCGATTACCGCATGGCGGGTGCCTCCACAACTGACGCATCGCACAAGCTGAGTGCGCTCGATCATTCGAAACCCACCCTGCCAGAACGCCGATCGGTTGTCGAGGATGAATTATTGCCGTGTGAGTTATTGCCGTGGCATTCCGCGCAGGCTTTGCCGATGGGTTCCTTCACCCACCCGGCGGCACCGCGGGCAGCGCCACCGGTGAACCTTGTCTAGTTGACGCTCTTGCAACACTGTTCGTCGAAGGACAACCGGTAAGAGACCAGCAACTGCAACGATTCATCGTCGAGGACTTCGACGTGTTCGCGTTGCCCGAGCCACACGAGGTATTGATTCGACCGTCGAATCAGGAACAAGTGGCCGTCGATGATCCGAACGTAGAACGCCTCGCAACCAACCTGCGGCATGAATGGGACGAAGGTCAAAGCTCTGTGGTCTCGCGGGTTATGCGTCTACGCGCGGCGAGTGTGCCGGCCTCGACCTTCGTGAGTCCGACCCTGCCATGAATTCCGACGAAGTCAAGTCCTAAGCAACCGCCTTCGCCGCCGATTGATGACGCTCAAGATATTTCGCGGCTTCACGGAGCCGATCAGGATCATCAGTGGCCATGCCGAGCACCGTATTGCAATTCGAACAAAGCAACTCCCGAAGTTTCCCGGTGCAATGATCGTGATCCGGCACAAGTTGCTCCGGCTTCTCACCGCAAATGGCGCACGCTCCATCCTGCGCGGCGACCATCTCCTCATACTTCTCAAGCGTTAGACCATATTTCCGAAGCGTCTGACGGCGGCGCTGCCGCATCACTAGGTCAGGGTTCTTCTCACGCCATGTGCGGGTGTTGGCCTTCAGCCGATCGCGGTTTCCCGTGTTCCACCGATTCGACTTGTCGAGTCTCTTCCGGCGCTGCTCTGGCGTGAGCTGCGAATACCACCACTTCATGTAACCCGGATCGCTACGCTTCGGACGATCGCTCACGCTGCTCGCACCTCGGTCGCGCGTCCATCTGACCGTGCATCCTCGCCTCCGACGCACCGCACCCGATACTTGACGCTGGACGACCCGCTGACTAGGGCTCCTGCCGCTGCATTTATGAGATCGTCATGACCATTTTTCGGATGATCGATCACGTCCTTGCCGCCTCGCCCGGTCTTGCGTTCGAGAGTCTGCATCTGCACCACCATGCGCTTGTTGGTCACCAGGTCGACGCGCCGCCCATTCACGAGCGGCAACAGCGTCCGATAAATTTCGTTCTTCGTGCGCTCGCTGATCTCGTATTCGACGCCGTGGCTGCGGAACCGCTCCCGCGGCCACTCACCCGCGTAGCGGTCACCCTTGACGCTGTTCACGCGGTAGGTCTTGAGCAGCTCGCAGAATTCCTTGGTCGTGTCGTCGGGGTTGAACGGCGGCTTTCGTTCCCGCACGCAATCGAGCACCTCGATCGTCATGCCCAGCATCTCGGCCGGCACCCCGGCCGCGTCGGTCGGGATCGTTTCCGTATGCGCGATGCCAAGGGTCATCGAGTCCTGGCCGCTGCCGCCCGCGGGGTCGACGAACGCGCGATAACTCACGCCATCGCGCGGAGGCCGCTCAGCTTCCTCGGACAGCACGTCCGCGATGACCTTCGAATCGAACAGCGCCTGGACGTCGCTCCTGAAGTTCGCGCCATACTCAGCATCTGCCGCGGCGTGATCTTCCTCGTAAGCCGCGTCGACGTCCTCCTGTGGGAACGTGGGATTCATGACCCACGTGGGCGCCTTCCAGACGAGCACC